CCTTCTGCATGGTCACGCATATCAACCCTCTCCCACTCACGCACATCACGCGCTGCCACATCAAACCTCAATGCGTCCATGAAGTTTTCCGGCACAGGCTCATAGTCCAGCCCCAACTCTCTGGCGTTCTCTGCCTTCTTGTCGAGGGCACGGGCTTGCTTTATGGCGGTGATGGCTGCTTTAGCTTTTTGCTGGTATTCGTAGTCCATTGCATTGACCCGCGAAATCCAATCCAACGCCTCAAGCGCTAAGTCGAGAGCTTCGTCTTTTGTCATTTTGTTCTCCTTTAATGGCGTAGTCGTGAAATATCACACCTTTGCTGGCGTCCCCCACTTTGCAGGACTTGACCCAAACATTCTTTCCGCTTGCAAGCCTCCGAAAATGACCACGGCGGTCATGCAAGCGAGGTGATGCGTGTGTGCCCCCCTTGTTCTCTGATCGAGGCTTGGCTGGCTCAATCCAGACCGTTGTCCAGTCGTAGGTCGGCAGCTTGCCCTGCTGAATCTTTCGGCGGTTGGTGAACGTGTCGCGCACCGATGGAATGTATGCCTCCATACGGCGATCCATTCCGCTGTACCAAGCTCCAATCTGCGCCAGCATCAACTCAGCAAGTTCTTTGTCTACCGGCTCATCTTCGTTGACGGAACCATAACGAATCTCGTCACCTTCAATGAAGTAAAACATTGCAGGAATAGGGCGCAAGCGTGTTCCAGATGGCCCTTTCCACATGGACACAGAAATCCCTTCATCGGGGTCTTCTCCCGCCACCAGCATCAGAACCTCGTAGCTTGGGTGGTGATGGGTCTTGCCTTGCCAAGCAACAAAACATTTGCCAAACGGCGGTCTATGCGTCATCACCGGGTCTAAATTGGCTTTTTGCTTGTCTTCAACTGCACCAGTCATATCAAACCATTTCATGTCAACAATATCGACCCCGGCATCAGCCATCAATTTCATGGATGAACGAACAAGTTGTGTTGTCATAAACAACTCCTCAGTGTCATCAGGCCAAGCATCAGGACAATGAATATCCAAGCAACCAGAGCAACAGAGCTTTCTTCCGGATTCTTGTCTTCGTTCTTCAACAGTTCTTTGGCTTTTCGCACAGGGCAGTCACGCCCTTGACGGCAGTTGCCGTAGTCATCACAGCAGTTCATTGTTTGTCTCCTTGAATTAGTCTCCATGCTGTTGCGGCACAGAGTGGTACTTGTCCATTTCCAATGGCTTTAAGTCTGTCCACCCTAGCGGCCACCCCATGAGCCACTCGACCCATGTCGGGTTCAGTTTGCCACCAACTTGTGCCGCTAATGTCGGCGTATTCCGCAATGCTTCGCTTGGTGCGTTTGTTTCTTTCGAGTTGTGTGATGTTGGTGTTGGCCAAAGTCGCTTCCCTACAATTGTTTCCAAATTCGGGTTTCGCTTTTCGTTCCATGCTGATTCTGGCGTTATGGTTGCTGCCATTGCTGAACAACTCCTTGGTGTTGGCCATATTTCCGCACGTTTCTTCAACGCTTTCCTGCTGTTGCTCCCACCGTCTAATCCTGTCGTGTTGGGCGTGTGAAAGCTGTCCACGCCATTGGGCGACAATCCAAATCCTGTCCCTCTGATGGTTTGCTCCAACGTCCGCTGCTCCCAACACTCCCCATTTCGCATCAAACCCCATTGAGGCCAAGTCTCCAAGAACGGTTCCAAGTCCCCTAGAAGTGAGCATTGGTGAGTTTTCCACAAATGCGTATCGGGGTCGAACTTCACGAATGATCCGTGCCATTTCTCGCCACATTCCTGATCGTTCTCCATCGATGCCTGCGCCTTTTCCGGCTGCGCTGATGTCCTGGCAGGGAAAGCCGCCAGATACGACATCAACAATGCCTTGCCACGGTCTGCCGTCAAAGGTTTGAACGTCATCCCAAATCGGGAAAGGCGGGAGAAGTCCGTCATTTTGTCGGGCGACAAGTACGCTTGCTGGGTAGGGTTCCCATTCGACGGCGCAGACGGTTCGCCATCCAAGGAGGTGTCCTCCGAGAATGCCTCCACCAGCGCCTGCGAAAAGAGCCAACTCATTCAAAACACCCACCACAAAGCAAACGGCACCGAGAGCGCCAGCAGGAAGGCGAACGTCACCAAGACCTTTTCAGCTAATGTTTCTTCTCTCATGCTTTCCTCACTACTTGTTGCGCCAGCAGCCAGCGGTCACCCAGTTGCCTGATGGCTTTGACCCACTTGCGTTGGTTGGCTCTGTTGAGGGACTGAGGGGCAAGCGGATTGCTCCACAGTTGGCGAACGTGTTTAAGTGCCTGAGTTTTCATCGATCTCGATCTCCTTAACGTGTTGTTGCAAGATGTGAATGACAAGGTTGCTGAACGTCCTGTGTTGCTGGAGCGTTATGCGCCCTAGCTTGGCATGGAGCGCGACAGGTAGGCGAAGTCCTGTCGCCTTGGTCGGCGGCGGCGGTGGGATGCCACCGTGGTGCATTGGGTTTGATTTACTCATGGTTCTTTTTGGTTTATTAAATCAAACGTAACACTGCTTTTACAACCTTACCCATCTCATTACCATAAGGCACACCACAATTAGATGCCGCTTGCTTGATAGCGGATTTTGGTTCAACACCAATTTCCATCAAGCATTGAGCATTGCAAATAATTTTCTTGATGTCATATATGTTGTGTTTGATGTTGGTTAAGTTTGTCATTTTGTTCCCCTTGGTTTGTTACGATGACTGCAGTGTAGCACAGTGTTGCACGCTGTCAAGCATTTGAATTGTAAAGTTTTGTAAAGATAAAACTTGACTGACTGTTAGGGGGGGCGCAACCCCTTGCGGTTTGCTATTGCGCCCCCCTTGCGGTTTTGGGCACTTTTCATTGGTAAACGCTAGGGCGCAACCCCTAGCGCAACCCCTTGCGGTTTGCTATTGCGCCCCCCTTGCGGTTTTGGGCACTTTTCATTGGTAAACGCTAGGGCGCAACCCCTAGCGCAACCCCTTGCGGTTTGCTATTGCGCCCCCCCGCAAACTTGGACAAAAAAACCCCGCCAAGGTTGCCCAGGGCGGGGTAAAGATCAAGGAGATATGCCACTAAGTGGCGGCTGCAGTGTAACAAAAATTTTTGCGATGAGTTGCTTTTTTGCGAAAGTTGGCTTAACATTGGGTCATGGACAAAGCACAAGCGATAGACAAGGCTGGCTCTGCAGTTGGGTTAGCTAAAATTCTTGGCATAACTCCGCAGGCCATCAGCCAGTGGGGGCTCGGCGTTCCGCAGGCTAGGCTTTGGCAGCTTATGGTGCTGAAGCCGGAGTGGTTTAGACGTTAAATTTTTCGAGACACGGCTAGGTTGGGATTGATCCCCTGACCGAAAAGAGTTTCCCCTTCTCCTGCCGCTGTTTCCTTTCAAGGGGTGAAAAAAGGTGGACTCATGCACTACTATCAGCATCACATCGGTGACTTTATCAAGGACACTTCGTTTTTGACAAACGAGGAAGTTGGCATCTACTTGAAGCTACTGTGGCTTTATTACGACACAGAGCAGCCGCTGCCAAATTCTCTGTTTGAGCTTTCCATGAAGGTAAATGCGAGGGAGCGCCAGGATCAGATTTCTGGCATCCTGAAGATGTTTTTTACCCTGCAGGAAGATGAGTGGCATCACACTCGGTGCGACAAAGAGATCGAGCATTACCACCAGCAATTAGACGCTGCGTCCAGGGCTGGGAAGGCATCTGCAGCTAAACGAGCATTGAACAAAAATCCAACGCCCGTTGAACACCCGTTGAAGGTGCGTACAACGACCGTGCAACCAACCAATAACCAACAACCAATAACCAATAACCATAAACCAAAGAATACAGCGACTACCGTCGCAACGCCTGACGGCGTTTCTGATTCTGTTTGGGAAGATTTCAAGGCACTGCGTAAGGCAAAGCGCGCACCCATCACCCAGAGGGCCATTGACGGGATTGTTCAAGAGGCGAAGAAAGCTGGTTGGACGGTTGAGGCGGCGTTAACTGAGTGCTGTGTCCGTGGTTGGCAGGCTTTTAAGGCAGAGTGGGTCGCGCCAAAGATTCAGGCCGACGTTGTAAGGATGACAGTCCCCTCAAGGAATACGCCTGACCCAACGCTAGAAAGGCTGAAGGCAGAGGAAAAGTTTGTCAGGCCACCATCGCTTGCTGAGCTTGAAAAACTTGCCGCACTACGGAGGAAAGCATGAGCTACGAACAAGCAAAACGAATCCTAGACAAAATTCTCGACGGCGTGTCTTTTCCTCCAAGCACTGTAAACATGGCATTGTTTTTAGTTGGAGAGATCGAAGAAAGTGATCTAGAAAAATTTAGTTTAAGAGCCGCAGATGAATTCAAGAGTAATGCTTGAAAAAGGAGAAGCAAGATTTCTTGTTGTAAATTACTATATATTGGCTAAAAAACACGACAAAGAGTTTTTAAATAATTGGCTTGACAAACATATTAAGAAACTTACTAAGTTTTATGGCCAAGGATTTAATGAAAGGTGTAGAAAATATATGCGTGAAATTGCAGATACGGAGTTATTGTTATGAGATACGCAAAACGGGTAGATGCCAATCAAGCACAGATCATCAGTGCGCTGCGGGCTGCTGGTGCTTATGTCTGGGTCATTGGGTTGCCAGTTGACCTCTTGGTTGGGTACAAGGGCCACACCTTCTTGGTGGAGATCAAGGATGGCCCTAAAAAGCGTTTAACGAAGCTACAAGCCGAGTTTTTTGAAAATTGGGCCGGAGGTACATTGGCTAGGATCGATGGCCCAGAGGCCGCATTACGCATGATTGGAGTTCTAAGTGGCGTTCACCCGTAGGTTAACAAGTCCAGAGCAGGCAAAATCTGTATGGAATAACATTTTTCCCAAAATACAAAGTTATTTGTCTAGCGGTAATGAGCTAAGGTTAATTATTGAAAAAGAAAGCAAAAGCCGCGACCAAGAAAGTATGTACCATGCTTTGATTGATGAGATAGCAAAACAGGCCACTCATCTTGGAGCAAAGTGGGATGCGGAAAGCTGGAAACGGTTGCTGGTGGATAAGTTTTGCAAAGACACCGGAATAAATCCTGCAAAAGTCATTCCGAATCTGACGGGAGATGGTATTGTTCAACTTGGTATGCAAACCAGGAAGTTCACAAAGGAGCAAGGCTCGGAGTTTATCGAATTCCTCCATGCTTGGGCGGCAGAGGCTGGGATTGACCTATGATGTTCCCAAAGACCAAGTACGTTAGAAACAAAAAGCGACTTGAGGCTTGCAGACTGCTTGCCTGCCAAAATTGCGGCGCAGACGACGGGACTGTTGTGGCTGCACACTCAAACTGGGCCGAGCATGGCAAGGGCCGAGGGATTAAGGCCAGCGACGAATATGTTGCGGCGCTTTGTTTCTTGTGCCACGCCGAGCTAGACCAGGGGAAAATGAGCAGCAACGAGAAAAAAGAGATGTGGATGCGAGCCTATCAAAAAACATCAAATCTATTGAAAGAACTTGATTTACAAAAAAAATCCTGATATAAAATGGGGCAAATTGGAGAAAACCATGCAAGGACTACTTGACTCTAGTATTTCTATTGAAATCATTGCTGTAGACAAATCAAGCGATATCAAGAAAAAAGAAGTCGTCGAAAACCGCGACTTTGTTAAGCAGCACTGGATGTTTGGGCCTGAAAAAACACAACAACCGAACTCCGATTTCTGGCGAAAAATTGCAACTGTCTGGCGCATCAGCCCAGAGCAGGCCAAGCGCAACTTGTGCGCCAATTGCGAATACTTCAACGATTCTCCCGATATGCTTGCCGAAATGGAAGCAGTCCCAGAAGATGCTTACGACAAGGATGGCGGCGGGCGTGGTTGGTGCGGCAAATTTGAATTTATTTGCCACAATTTGCGTACTTGCCAAGCCTGGGAAAAGGCCGAAGTTCGATCCGAAGAAGGTGAAGATTACTCAAACGGAGAATATGATGGGGACGACGAATCAGAAGATTAAACAATCCAAAGTCAAGAAAGTAATGGGCGAGTACAAGGCCGGTACGTTGCACAGCGGCAAGGACGGCAAAGTTGTAAAAAGCCCAGCGCAAGCCATCGCCATTGCGTTGTCCGAAGCTCGTAAGAGGAAAAAATGATTAAGCGCGGCAAGGAGGAGTTTGCTGGCTTTAACAAGCCCAAAAAAACGCCTAGTCATCCAACCAAAAGCCATGCGGTGCTGGCTAAGTCTGGTGACGAAGTAAAGCTAATTCGGTTTGGTCAGCAAGGTGTAAGCGGCTCGCCCAAACGCGAAGGCGAGTCAGAGGCCGACAAAAGTAGGCGCGAGTCTTTTAAATCTCGCCACGCCGCAAACATCGCCAAAGGCAAAATGTCGGCTGCGTACTGGGCAAACCGCGTTAAGTGGTAAATCATGCCAATCTTTAACTTCAGGAATCCTATCGAATACCCGCTTGGGTTACTTGAGTTGTTGACAACTGGAGTTACTGGTTTGGGTGGTCAATTGGCTGGAGTGCCTATTGGGTTGCTTAAATCTGCTGACAAATACGGCACACAAGAAGGTGCGCGAGAGGCAGAAAAAGAGGCGCAACGCATTGCAAATGCTTTGACATACACTCCGAGGACTCAAACTGCTGGCGAGATGGCTGGGTTGCTTGGAAAGGCTTTTGAGGCATCTAAGTTGCCACCAATCATCCCAGAAGCGCAGCCATTGTTGGCGATGTCTTTAATGCCAAAAGAGGCGTATATTGCCCAGGGCATGAATATTGAAAAAGCTGCAGAGCCTGTGGTCACAAGAATCATGGAGCGTGGCGGTATGCCTGCTGGCTTGCTTGAGGGGCTGGCGCAAGGATCGCGCAGCTATGTTTATAGGCCATCGACTCCATTAAAGCCAGACCCATCGGTCGGAACAAGATTTGAAAAAGAATTCCTTGGTGGCTTGGCTGAAAAAAAGCCACTAAAACTTGAAGATTATCAAGGCGCAAGCATTATGCTAATGCCTTGGGACAGCACAAGTAGAAATTACAAAATTACTGGCATTTCTGATGAATTATTGTCGCGGCCCGTAATTACACATGGCGGTCAAGACTACGCCAGAGATTTAGCCCATATTGAGCAAGGGATTGCTGGCGCATCGAATCTTGGTATAGCAAAACGAATTTTAGACCGTGATGCTATTGCCAGAATGGAAAATATAAACGCCGGAGGTACTGGCGAGATTATTCATTTGCCAACCACAATGGGGCCATTATCAGAAAACTTTTCTGTTATGCCCACAGAAATTCTATTAAATTTTGCAGACAAGGCAAATTTAAATAAATCTGAAATAAAAGCATTTGATGATAGCGTTAGAAACTTTAAAGTTACAAAAGGAACTGGGGAAAACAGAAAAATTACCCAGCCATTCAAAGGCTTTAAAGGAATAATGAGTGATGAAGGGCGAGTCCAAATGTATTCTGGTGAAGGCATTGACTCGACCCCTGGAGAGTTAAGAAAAGCCATCGCAGATCGTTTTTACATGAAAGCAAACCAAGAAAGGTTTGGCTTCAATGCTGAAGATGTGAGCGCAGCTTTGACTGATGATGCCTTGCGGGATGTCCCCAAAGGATACGTTGGCAACACTATGATAATGACAACGCCAGATGGGATGCGCCTACTCCCATCACTTAACAGAAGTTACAACACAAACTTTACGGGCGATTACCTTGGAACGTTGGGGCAAAGCATACCCGCTGAAGTCTTGATGGCAGATAAGTTTGGCCTTCTTTCCAAAGAATTTGCTGGGAAAAAAGGCGACATCAGAAACATGGTTCTCGGCGCGCTTGAAAAACGCAAAGAAGATGTGTCACAAATTATTGATGAGCCAATGATAGAACGGTACTACCGTTACCTGGCTGACCAAAAGAAGCGTGGACTACTCGATTGAATTTTGCATAGTCAGTAGCATGGACTGAAGGTTGCGGATAGCATCATCAATAAACCCAGCCAAATCGTCATCCGAAAGAGCAAGTGCGTCATCATCAAGCTCAACGTCAATAATGTAGTCTGAAGGGTTGTTTATTACAATTTTCATTAGCTTCTCCTGTGTATCCACCATTATGATAGACTTAACACAATAGTCAATTGTTTAAACTTTACTTGAACAACCCGTAAGGGATTCAAACATGAATAAAATAGAGAGCGGCAATTCTGCAAACTTGACCAATCGAGGTCGAGGAAGGCCCAAGGGGGCCGCTAATCGGGTCACCAACGACTTTAGGGACACCATTAGGGCTCTACTAGAGGGTAACAAGGAAAACGTCTCTATCTGGCTCCAATCGGTTGCGGATGGCGACGAAAAGCACGACCGCAGGCCAGACCCGTATCGGGCGCTTGATTTGTTGGCAAAGCTCGCTGAGTATGCCGCCCCGAAGTTGTCTCGAACCGAGGTGACTGGTCAGGATGGCGGGCCGGTCGAGGTTTCCGAGATCGCAATCAAGCTGATTCGCCCTGATGAAACTTGAATTAGATTTCCCTGAAAAGCTAGATTTTCTGTTCGAGCCGTCCAGGTACAAAATCCTTTATGGCGGGCGAGGCTCCGGCAAATCCTGGGGTGTGGCTCGGGCATTGATCGCCAAGGCGGTAAAGACGCCTGTGCGTGTTCTTTGCGCCCGTGAACTGCAGAACTCTATTTCTGACTCCGTAATCGCTTTGTTGGCAGACCAGATCAGGGCTATGGACTTGGACTCGTTCTTCGATGTGCAGCGCACAGCCATCTATGGAAAAAACGGCTCTGAGTTCAGTTTTGTCGGCCTGAAGCACAACGTCACCTCAATTAAGTCTTTTGAGGGGGTTGACATTTGTTGGTGCGAGGAGGGCCAAGCAATCTCAAAGACATCTTGGGAGACGCTTATTCCAACTGTCCGTAAGCCAGGGTCAGAGATTTGGGTGACGTTTAACCCAGACCTGGATACCGATGAGACTTACCGGCGGTTCGTGGTCAATCCTCCGGCGAACTCTGTTGTTCGCAAGGTTAATTGGGACGACAACCCCTGGTTCCCAGAAGTCCTAAAAGACGAGCTTGAGCAGCTAAAACAAAAGGATATTGACGCCTACCTAAACGTCTGGGAAGGCCACACCCGCCAAATGCTGGATGGCGCTGTTTACGCCAACGAGTTACGGAAAGCTCAGGAACAAAACAGGGTCAGGGACTTCTTAATTGACAAGACAATCCCGATCCAGACCTTTTGGGACTTGGGTTGGGCAGATATGACATCTATCTGGTTTATCCAGTACATCGCTGGCGGCGAGGTCAGAATCGTTGATTTTTATCAAAATTGTCAAAAAACTATTGACCATTATGTGCATATTTTAGAAAATAAAGGTTATGTATATAAAGATTGGTGGTTGCCGCACGACGCTGAAAATAAGAATATGACAGGCAAATCCGTCAAGGATATTCTTATGGCGATGGGTAAGCCGATTAGAATTACACCAAAGTTATCTGTTGCTGACGGCATTAACTCGGCGCGTACACTTTTGGATAGATGTTATATTCACGAAACAAATTGCGCCGATGGTATTCAAAATCTGCGTCACTACAGGTACGACGTTGACCCGAACACAAAGATGTTTTCAAATAAGCCGCTGCATGACCAACATTCACACGCCGCAGACGCCTTCCGTTACGCGGCTGTTGGGCTAGACGAAAATGTATCTACATGGAGCAAATCTATCAACAAACCGGCGAAGTGGGTGGTCTAATGTACTTAATGAAACAAGGCGATATTACAAATTCGAGGCGTGTCGATGATCTTGAGCGCCGTATCGAAATGCTTGAAAATATGTTAAAAGAAGTACAATCGGACTCAAAGCCACGAGTTGGGCGACCACCGAAAGGTAAAAATGAGCCAGGATCAATTAAAAACAGCGATTCAAGCAGCAATTGATGATTCCATCGGTTTCATCGAAAGCGAAACTGTAGAGCAGCGCAAACAGGCACTTCAAGCATACTTGCGCCAACCTTACGGCAACGAAGTCGAAGGTAAATCACAAATCGTTACCGGCGAAGTAGCCGAAGCTATTGATGGCGCTCTGCCGTCGCTTATCCGAATTTTCACAAGCTCAGATCAAATAGTAGTCGCTGACCCAGTTGGCCCTGGTGATGAGGCTGGTGCAAAACAAGCCACCGACTACCTTAATCACATTTTCCTAAAAGATAATTCAGGCATAACCATCCTGCATAATTGGTTCTTTGATGCGTTGCTGCAGAAGAATGGTATTGTTAAAGCCGTATGGGAAGAAAAGGAAGATGTCACCAAAGAGACATACCGAGGTCTTTCAGACGACGAACTCGCTCTGTTACTTCAAGATAAAGACATTGAGGTTGTAGAGCAAGACACTGTTACTGAGCCAATCATTGATCCTACTGGCGCTCCGGTATTTGATCAATTTGGAATGGCGGCTACTTACAACATTCACGACATCACAATTAAGAAAAAAATAGATTCTGGAAAAGTTGTAATAAACAATGTGCCGCCAGAAGAATTTTTGATTTCTAAATCTGGCGTTTCAATCAAAACCACGCCGTTTTGCGCTCATCGCCGGATGGTTCCAAGAAGCGACATGATCGCTATGGGGTTTGATGAGGATCAAGTCAACGCTTTACCAGCAAGTAACGATTTGTCGTATACGCCGGAGCGTGTGGCCCGATTTAGCCCAGGTGAGCAACCAGACAATCAAGGCAACGACACCGCGATGGAAGAAATCGAGGTGTTTGAGTGCTACATCCGCTTTGATGCAGATGAAGACGGCATCGCAGAACTTCATCAAGTGTTCTATTCTGGCAACGAAATTCTGAGTGACGAGGAAACAGATTACGTTCCGTTCTACTCAATCTGCCCGCTGCCCATTCCGCATAAGTTCTTTGGCAACTCTCTGGCAGACCGCACAGTTGATCTGCAACTAATTAAGACCACGATTACTCGTCAGATGCTGGACAATATGTATCTGACCAACAACGCAAGGGTCACTGCTGTTGAGGGCCAGGTCAACCTAGACGATCTGCTGACATCCACGGCAGGCGGCGTTATCCGCACAAAATCTGTTGGCGCTGTTCAGCAGTTGGCTGTGCAAAACATGGCGGCGCAGTCGTTCCCAATGCTTCAGTACCTTGATTCGGTGCAAGCGAAGCGTACTGGAGTGACAGAAATGTCACAAGGATTGGATGCCAACATCTTGCAAAACGTCACCGCTGCGGCTATTGCTTCGATGCAGCAGGCTGGCTCCGGCAAGATTGAATTGATTGCTCGCATCTTTGCTGAGTCAGGCGTAAAAGAGATGTTTGAGGGCATCATGCACTTGGTGTCTAAGTACCAGCAAAAAGAGCGGATCATTCGCTTGCGCGGAACTTACATCAGTGTCGATCCGCGTACCTGGGCCAATAAGTTTGATATCTCGATCAACGTCGGGCTGGGTAACGGCAACCGCGACCAGCAGATGGCGATGCTGCAGATGGTTTTGGCTAAGCAGGAGCAGATGCTTGCCCAGTACGGCCCAGGCAACCCGTTTGTGTCGTTTGGTCAGTACAGGGGCGTCCTCGGTCGTATGGTCGAAGCCGCTGGGTTCAAGGACTCTGCCGAGTTCTTTAAGCCCATCAGCCCAGAGCAAGACCAGCAACTTGCACAGCCGCAAGAGCCGCAGATGCCGCCAGAAATTCAAATGATGATGCAAAAGACGCAGGCAGACATCCAGGCGCAGCAAGCCAAGTTTCAGGCAGATATGCAAATGCAGCAGCAGAAGATGCAGTCTGACCTTGAGTTTGAGCGTCAAAAAGCCGCCCTTGATATGCAATTGCAACGCGAAAAATCAGCCGCCGAATTGCAAATTATGCGAGAAAAAGAGGCGTCAAAACTGCAGCTTGAGCGGGAGAAGTTGGAAATGCACTTCAACCTCAAACAGCAGGAGTTTGAGGCCGAGGCAAGACTTAAAGCGTTGAAGGTAGGTGCGGGCATTACTTCTAACATAGAAATTCCAGGGTAATACTATGGCAGACTATTTTTCTTCCTACTTCCCTGTAGCCGTTACAGGCGGCACAGCTAATCCAATGGTTGGTGCTGAGGCGGTGCAGGGCCAGTCCCCGCAGCCATTGGAGTTGGGTAGTATCATTGAGGCCATCCAGTCTCAATATACCCCGCAGACATTCACACATTCTGGAGGAAGTTATGGCGCTCAACGATTTATTGACCCTTCTGCTGGCCCTATCGGACTTCCTTCGGTAGGCGGCGCTGCCCCATCTTGGTTTACCCCAGGCGAGTTCAATTTAGCGGACTACCAAGCAAATTTGCCAGAACAGGTAGCCGAACAAGTTGCAACCGGAGAACTATACGGTGGCGGCGATTACAGTCCCGTTTCCAGTGCCGAGTCTCAGGCTTGGCAAAGCGACCCATACTACAGTCTATTTAACCCAATTCCTGGCTTAGTAAGGGCTGGCATCAATCAGCTTATCCCAGGCGCTGGGATGCTTATCGGCGCTGGGCAAGGCTACCAAAACGCCATTGGCGCAAACGCAATGCAAACTGCGCTGTCTGCCTACGGCGGTCAACCGAATACGGCGGCAAACCCGATGTTGTCGGCTTTAATGGGTGTTATTGGTCAATCTCCGCAAGGCGTAGAAAACGCACAAGCTCTTGCAAGCCAATTTGACAACCCACAGAACTTGTACGGGTACATGGCTGCTGCGACAGACCCAGCTATCTCACAAATTGCAGAGTCCCTAATTGGCAGAAGCGGCGGTACTCTAAACGCCAATCAAGTTGGCTCTATTGGGTACGCTATTGGCGAGCAAGTTAATTCTCTTGTCGCAAACGGGCTTTCGTTAAATGACGCCGTTCAATCGGCAGCACAGGGCTATGGAATCCCTGCGGGCGAGGCTGCGGCTATGGCTGCAAACTTAAACACCCAAGACCCGCTAGGACAATTGATTAGCAATCTAAATGTTGTAAGCGAAGCTCCCGCAGCAGTATCAGACCCAGGAAGTCTAATGGGGACGGGTTTTGCTGGCGCTGGACTTGATGCAGGGTACGTCGATAGTATCTCCGGCGCTGAAAGCTATGGCGGCGGTGGCGCAACCGACTCCGGCGGGCTGATGGGTAGCGGCTTCTCTGGTGCGGGGCTGGACGCTGGGTACGCAGACAGCATCTCTGGCGCGGAAGGTGGTGGTTATGTGGGCACCAGCAGCGGCGGCGTTGTATCAGATAGCAGCGGCAATGCAGTCTCTTTTGGCGGCGATAGCGGCGGCGGCGGTGGTAGCGGCGGTGGCGGCTGTGTTATTGCGACCCACGCCGTAGCCAATGGCTCATTTACACCACGAGAAAAGCGCAAAGCTGTTTTGTGGTGTACCAAAACACTCCACAATAAATGGTGGGGAGAGGCTATCCGCAGGGGATACCGCTTTTATGGCCTGCGCGCAATTAAGGCGGGCAAGGCCGAAAATTATTACGAAGAATTTAGAGATTTTGTGCGTTTTGCAACAAAAACAAAGCGCACAGCAAAGACCGCAAAAACATTTATTTGGCGGTCAATACAGTTTTTTGTAACGGGTATTTTTTTGAAAGATTGATGTGATCGAAAACAAATCTGAGCGAGCGCAAACATTACTAGACGATGAGTTTTTCCAAGAAGTAATCAATGTGTTGAAAAAGCAACAAATTGATGTTATTATTAACTCAAATGAGAATGATTTTGATTTGCGAGAAAGTGCTTATCGAAATGTCCGAGTAATAGACCTTCTTGTCGGGCATCTGCAGGGAATTGCCGCAGAGCCAATGATAAAAGACAAGAAGTGGAAGATTCTGTGAGGAAACTCACCCGCACCAGACGGTTTCTGGGTAAAACTGAGATGACACATGGAAAACACCAACCCTAGCGGGAGTGAAAACCTAAACGTAAACCAGGCCGCTGATGCGTTTCTTGGAATGATGGATGATAACGAAGGAGCCCCAGAGGGCCAACCGGAAGAATCAACCGAAGAACTTGAAGCCAATAGCGAAGTTGAGGAATCTGATTTATTGGAGGATGAGTCTGTTGAGGAAGTAAAACCCCGATACAAGGCCAAAGTCAATGGTGAGGAAGTTGAGGTAGAACTTGACGAACTTATTAGCGGCTACCAACGAAGCAAGGATTACACCCAAAAATCTCAGGTTCTAGCCGAGCAGCGTAAAGCCGTTGAAGCCGAACGCGCTCAAATAGAGCAAGCTAAACAAGAGCGAACGGCATACGCCCAAAGGTTGCAGGCATTGGATAACTTCCTGAGCCAGCAAAACAAGGGTGAGGATTTAGAAGTTTTAAAGGAAACAGACCCCATCGGCTATGCCGTAAAGGTGGCAGAGCAAACTCAGCGAGAGAAACAGTTAGCAGTTATTCGTGCTGAACAGTCCCGCATTGCACAACAGCAACAAGCGGAACAACAGCAGGCACTGCAAAACCATATTAAATCTGAGGCTGATAAGCTCATTTCTGTTATCCCAGAACTGGCGACACCAAAAGGCGATGCAATCCGAAGCAAAATTCGTGAATATGCAAAATCTTTAGGTTGGTCAGATCAAGAACTCTCCTCAGTGTATGACCACAAGGCTGTGCTGACTTTGTATGAGGGAATGAAATTTAGGGAACTTCAGAAGGGCAAGTCGGAGACTTTAAAGAAAGTCCAACAAGCCCCAAAAATGCTGAAACCTGGGAATTCATCTCCAAACACCAAGTCATCGCAGGATAAACAAGTGATGCAGCGGCTACGTCAAACTGGCAAAGTCCGTGACGCGGCAGCAGCATTTGAACGGTTCCTATAATTTTTGGAGTTAAAAAATGGCAACTTATCAAACCTATACCGCCGTCGGTCAGCGCGAAGACCTGTCCGACGTAATCTATAACATCAGCCCGACCGATACGCCGATGATGTCGTCTATCGGCAAATCGAAGGCTACGGCTACCTACCACGAGTGGCAAACCGATAGTCTCGACGCCGCCGCTTTGGGAGGCGCTGTTGAAGGGGCCGACGCTTCTTCGATCACCGCATCGCCCACATCGCGTGTTGGCAACCGCACTCAGATTTTTACGAAATCTGTTGCTGTCGCTGGCACTCTGGAAGCTGTTGACAAGGCAGGCAGGAAATCCGAAAAAGCATATCAACTGGCGAAAGTTTCGTCTGAGTTGAAGCGCAATATCGAATTGACTCTGCTATCTAACCAAGTTTCTGCCGCTGGTAACTCCAGCACCGCCCGCACTATGGGTGGAATCCAAGCTTGGCTGTCCAGCAACGGCGACTTTGGTGCTTCTGGCTCGGCTGGTTCGGGTGGTACTACCGCCCGCACTGACGGCTCGAACCGCACCTTTACGGAAGCGTTGCTGAAGACCGTTGTTGCCGAGGTTTATGTCTCCGGCGGCTCGCCTAAAGTTCTGATGGTTAACCCCACGCACAAGCAAACCGTATCGGCTTTTGCCGGTATCGCTGCCCAGCGTTACATGGCTCCTTCTAACGAGCCAACTACCATCATCGGCGCGGCTGATGTTTATATGAGCGATTTCGGCACGATTTCTGTTGTACCGAACCGCTTTATGAACAGCGTGAATGACGGCGACGAAGTGGCCTTTGTGGTCGATCCCGATATGCTGGCGGTTGCTTATCTGCGCCCGTTCCAGACTATCGAACTGGCTAAAACAGGCGACAGCGAGAAAACCCAGCTTTTGGCTGAGTTGACTCTTGAAGTCAAGAACGAAGCTGCTTGCGGCATTGTTGCTGACCTTAGCTAATCTCATGTAGCTAGAAGCCTCCCTTGGGAAACCTTGGGGGGCTTTTTTGTTTATTGAATGTTAAAATTTAAACATGAATAACTTTCGCAAATCCGTTGCACACGCCGATGGTGAAGGAGGCCTGGTAATTCAAACTAGCCAAGATGTTTCTGGACTTATTGAAAGTAATAAGCAAGAATTCAACAGCTATGATGAACGTGCCAGATGGTCTGATGAGCTTTATGGAAATAAAGTTGCATCTATTCCGTTTACAGCTATTGATGAGCTAAACCAAAAAGGTATCATGCGCGGGTTTCATGTTGTTGACGACGCTAAATTTGCAATGTGGCTAAATGACCCAGAAAATCGAGTTTGGCGCACAAGGCCAGGAGTGATCTAAATGAGCTTTACCAGCTACTCTGATTTACAGACAGCCGTAGCAGGCTATCTGGCCCGTTCTGATCTAACGACGCAAATTCCAGACTTTATTCGTTTGGCTGAAACTCGTTTGCGGCGAGATATTCGTATTCGTCAAATGCTAAAAAGCGTGACAACCGCGACTGTTGCAGCAGATAGCACTGTTGAGTTGCCAAGTGATTTTATTGAGGTGCGCGACTTTGTTGTTGTTGGGAATCCTGTACAACCATTAAACTATTACAGCCCATCGGCTTTTAATCGCAATACTCGTTCGTGGGAAAGCGGCAAACCCGTTGATTACACAATATTGGCAAATGATTTCCAACTGTCGCCAATCCCAGATTCTGTTTATACGCTTCAGCTTTTTTATTTTGCCGCACCAACTTTCTTAAGTAACGCAAATACAAGTAATGCTTTTTTGGCAAATACGCCAGACGCCTTGCTTTACGCAACATTGCTTGAGGCCGAACCGTATTTAATGAACGATGTACGAGTTAATACATGGGGTAATATGTTTGACCGTGCAATGGCGTCCATTAACCGATCTGATGAGCAAGGCCAATATTCTGGTGTGCCATTGGTAATCAAAACAACTCTGTGAGGTAAATCATGGCTGAAATGTCCAACTATCTTGAAAACGCATTGATTAACGCAACCTTGCGTAATACGTCGTACACAAGTCCAACGACCGTGTACTTGGCCCTTTACACAAGTGACCCGACGGATGCAGACACCGGCTCGGAGGTAAGCGGGAACGCTTATGCTCGGCAGTCTATTACTTTCGGCGCTCCGTCTGATGGTGTATCGACCAACAGCGCGGCGATTGAATTTCCGCAGGCCACTGGAGCATGGGGAACTATTGCCTACATCGGAATCCGTGATGATGTCTCTGCTGGCAACCTTCTGTATCACTCGCCATTGGATGCGTCTAAAACAATTGCAACCGGCGATGTATTTCGTGTAGCTATTGGTTCATTGAGCGTAACATTGGCTTGATATGGCTGATTTGCTGCCTCCGTGGTCGATAGACAGTCTTGACCAGCTAAAGGCTAGTCTTGACGATCTAACGCTCACGCTTGACAGCGAGCTTTACGAAACATCAGTAACGCTATGGGATGCCTATTCAAGCGTTAATGCGGCAGCGACCGTAACAGCCGATGCAGTCCGCGTCCAAAGCGCCTCTGCATCCGTAACCTGTAATGCTGCAGTTACTGCAGACGCGATCCGAGTTTTGCTGGCCTCCGCAGATGTATCGGCCTATGCAGATGTCGTCGCCGACGGCACAAGAGTTAGGCTTGCAGACGCAAGCATTACCGCAAACGCTACCGTTGAAGCAGATGCTATTCGCGTCCAATACGCAGACGCAAGCGTTGAGGCAAGCGCAGCCGTAGATGCTATCGGCACACGGGTTCAATTTGGCGACGCACAAATAACTGGTGCGGCTACAGTTTCTGCGCTTGGAGGTATTGTTGCTAATGCTGTTGCAGACATAACAGTTACAGCGGATGTGAGCGCCGATGCCGTAAGGGTTCGCATGGCTGACGCCGCCATTCTTTGCGAAACAACAGTTTCTGCGCTTGGTGGTGTTGTTGCGGACGGGGAATCGTCTGTTGAATGTTTTGCCAATGTAACTGCTTCGGCTCGTGCGATTTATGCTGGCGTCGGCTCGTTCAATGGGCGAGCTACATTAGTAGCAAACGGATCAAATGGGCGTAGCTGGGTTGATATTGTTGAGTCTGATAATGTTTGGACTATTACTCCGTATGATGTAAACACATGGACTGAAATAGCTTTATCAGATAACACATGGACAAATGTTGCCGCCTCAAGCAATTTGTGGACGCAACAAACAAGCGGAAATAACACATGGCAACAACAAAATTAACATTTGGCGAATGGATGCCAGACCAGCCAGGTATTTCTGGCGCTTTAAGCGATGCAAAGAATGTTGTTCCACAGGCCATTGGCTATGGGCCACTTAGCAGCGCCGCGACGTTTTCACAAGCCGCCTCGGAAAGCCTGACAACATTGGTTGCTGGGAAAACACCAACAAGCACCACAAAACTATTTGCTGCTGGGTCAACAAAAATTTATGATGTTTCTGGCGTCGGAGTTTTGACCGATGTGTCTGTTTCTGGCGGTTACACGCCAAATTCCAATGGTGATCGTTTTAGGTTTACTCAATTTGGAAATTCAATCATTGGGACTAATTTTAATGATCCAATGCAGGCCTATACGCTAGGCACATCTTCACAATTCGCCAATCTTTCTGCGTCTGCGCCAATTTCAAAGTATTTGACAGTTGTCCGTGACTTTGTTGTTACGGCCTTTACCAATGAAAGCTCCGTTGTTTATCCGACACGAGTCCGTTGGTCTGGCATCAATGACGAAACCGCATGGGGGTCAAGCCAAATAACACAGGCCGATTATCAAGACATCGCTGATGGAGGCCAGATCGTTGGCATCCGAGGGGGTGAATTTGGCCTGGTGTTCCTTGAAAAAGCTATTGCCCGAATGAGTTATGTTGGGACGCCGTTCATTTTCCAGTTTGACAACATCTCTCGCGGCAAGGGCTGCATCGCTGACGGATCAATTGCACAAACCGAAGGCGTATCGTTTTTCTTATCAGACGACGGGTTTTATATGTGCGACGGGCAACAAGTACGCGCAATTGGCGCTGAAAAAGTTGACCGTTGGTTCTTTGCAAACGCAGATGAAGGCGCATTTAGCACAATGAGCGCCGCCGTCGATCCTGTTCGCAAATTGGTTATTTGGAACTTTAAGACTATCTTTGCCCAGCGCCAGCTTATTATTTACAACTTTAAGACGCAAAAATGGACTTATGGCGACGCTGGGACTGATTACATTTCAGACGCCTCAACCGCCGTTGTTTCTCTTGAAGAATTGGATTCCATTTCCGCAAGCATTGATGCGTTGCCGGCGAGCTTAGATTCAATTTTGTATATGGGCGGCAAGTATTTCCTTGGCGGCACTTCCGGCGCTTATGTAGTCACATATAACGGGGCTCCATCTACTGGGCAAATAATTACTGGTGATTTAAACGCTGGCGGTAGGTCTGTTGTAATTCTTGCAAGACCGCAAGTGGACGGCGGCTCCGCAACTGTCTCTGTCGCATCAAGAAAACTTTTAAGCGAAGGTCTGTCATTTAGCTCTGCCGTGGCTGCAGACTCCGAAAACCGTGTTTCTTTGCGATCAAATGGGTATTACCATAGGTTTAAAATTGTTCCAACCGGAGATAATTGGGAAACGGCTGTCAGCATTGATGTTGATTTGATTGGGCAGGGTGTCCGCTGATGTCAGTAATGTTTAGAGTATTACCAGCTTTCGGTCACGATCCAAGGAACGTGGCTGAAGTTGTTAATGGAATTATGAATGGCAAGACCAACAATACAGGGACAATTACCCTGCAGACTGGATACGCCACAACAACGACGCTTTACGACGAGCGGATCAGCCCGAACAGCAAGATTATCTTAATCCCGTTCTCAGACGCTGCGGAGGCCGATTCTGCCCCGTATGGGGCATTTTCTAACAACAACGGTCAGACGGCTACAAGCTCGGCGACCACAGATGTTGTTGAATTTGACTCAACCGAGTACAGCAATGGCGTTTATTTAAGCAATACAACACGCATTTATGTAAGAAATCCTGGTGTTTACAACCTTCAATATTCGTTGCAACTGAAAAATTCAAACAATGATTTTGAGTACGCAGATGTATGGTTTCGTAAAAACGGGACAGATATTGCAAACTCAGCCAGCCGTTTTGGGTTGCCAGCACGGAAATCAACAGGTGATCCTAGCCACTTGATTGGCGCAATGAACTTTTTTATAGATTTGAACGCAGGAGATTACATAGAAATTGCTGGCTCTGTGTCAAATGCATCTGTTGAATTGGAATACTTGGCTGCTGACGCTGGAATTCCAAGGCCAGCTATCCCAGCAGTAATTTTTACGGTTAACTATGTAGCTCCGATGGCGTATTCAAATATTTACGTTAGCGCACAAGATAAAGGGTCTGCTACCATTACGCATTATGCCAATGACACGGCTAATAAAACGTATGCGTATGTGGTTGTTGGATAGTATTTTGGTTGGTATAATGGCTCAAAGGACGACCGCCTACGAGTCCATTTTTGAAAGGAACTTATTATGGCAGTCGATTATCAAACAGTAACCACAACGACCGAGCCAAGTGCGGTTCTAAAGCCGTATTTGCAGTATGGTTTGTCGGAGGCGCAGCGGCTATATCAGGCTGGCGGCACTCCCGTCGTTGGGCCTTCTACTGCTACTCAGCAGGCTATGCAGGCGCTCCAAACCCGCGCTTTGCAGGGTTCTCCTTTATTGGGGGCGGCTCAAGCTCAACAGCTAGGCACGGTTCAAGGCAATTATTTGTCTGGGAACCCATTTTTCCAGGGCGCATTTGCTCCTGCCGCGCAACAGGCTACTAGCGCATTTAACCAAGCCATCGGGAATATCGCGTCACAAGCCTCACGCGCCGGTCGTTACGGCTCTGGCGCGATGGGTGATCTGCAGACGCAGGCGGCTGGTCAATTGGCGCAAAGCCTAACAAATACGGCTGGTCGGCTGGCCTATGAAAATTATGCCCAGGAGCGCGCTCGTCAGGAAGCCGCTGCAACTGGGGCGCCTCAATTGGGCATGGCTGACTACCAAGATATTCAAAAGTTGCTTGGTGTTGGTCAGCTAGGTGAGCAGTATCAACAAGCGGCCTACAATCAACCGCAGCAGGCTTTGAGCAGCTTCTTGTCTGGTATCCAGGGCATCCCTGGCGGCACATCTGGAACAACAACCAAACCAATCTACACCGATTCGACTCAAAACACGCTTGGTAATTTGTCAACCCTTGCCGGTATTGCTAATACCCTTGGCTCCGCTTGGGGCGGCTCTAATTGGCTTGGCCAGTTATTTTGATGGAGAAGCTAAATGGCTAATTTGGGTGGGTTACTTGATATTTTTGGCACTGTTCCTAGCTACGCCTCTGGCTTGCTGTCTGAGGAAGAATTGGACATGGCAAAGGCCCGCGCTAGGTCGAACGCTTTGCTGCAAATGGGCAAGTCTTTTTACGAGGCTGGCGCTCCAAGAGAAACCCCAGGCGGCTCTACGTTGTCAGGTGTAGCTAACGCATTGCTGTCTGGCACTCAAGCGTATCAGGGTGCGGTTAAGGGCTCTATTGAGGAAAAGCTGAGCGCGCAAAAGATTAAGCAAGCATTGGACGCACAAAAACGTGCGGCAGAAGCACAAAGTTTAATTCAAGGGGCATATCGCCCAGCGAGGCCAGCCACCACGCCACCTATTGGTGTTGGACAACCGGCACAGCCAGCTAGATTTGATCTCCAGGCCATTGCGCCACAACTAATGCAAACGGCAGAAGGCCGGAGTGCGTTGAGTGACATTCTTGCGTCTCAGAAGGCGATGCTGGGCGACACGGTTACATTGGCTAAAGGGGCGACGCTGGCTCGCCTTAACCCGTTTACTGGTCAACCAGAAACGGTTGCTCAAGGTGCTCCTGACATAGAAATGTCTGCTCCTTTTTCTGCCGCTGTTGATGCTCTTGGGTATCAAAGAAAAAATGCAAACCAATATACGCCAACCGAACTAAGTGCCATCAACCAAAAAATGCAAGAATTAGCTGGCAAAGCTCAATTGTCAGATGATTCTGTTGCGTTGATGCAAAATCTTTTTAATACAAAAGACTTCAACAAACTAACTAGCGATCAACAAAGAGCCATCCTTTCTTATGAGCAAGCGCCATCTGAAAAAGATGTTGCTCAGTTGGTTCCAGCATACGCTCAAGCAGCATACGAAACACCAGGATTTGTTTCCCAACTTCCGTTAAGTAAGTCTCAAGTCGCAGCCAATATTACTAAATTGTTTGCGAAGCAACCCACTTTGGCGCAAGCTCCCGCACAACCTGGAGTTCCTCAAGTGGGTCAAGCGCCAGCCGTTAAAAGACCTTTCACAAGAGATCAGTCTGGCAATGTGCAAATTACTTCAGAATTTGCCGCTAAACCGATGGGTGAGAAAGAAGTTCCGCTAATCCAAAGTGAGGCACTAAGCGCAAAAGATAAAAATGAGCTTGCAAAAAATAAACCCAAAACAACGCAAGCAGTTGAAACAGCTTTAAATTCAAATAGAAAATTAAAACGTTCACTTATTCAATTACGCGATCATCCTGGGTTTGCCGCTGCGTTTGGTTTTGGCGGTGGTCTTGTTTCAGGAGTTAGTGGAACAGACGCTGCAAATGCAAAAGCGATTCTTGAGCAAATTGAAGGCAAGGCTTTTATTACGTCTATCAGCGATATGCGAAATGCGTCTGCAACTGGCGCGGCTGTTGGTAGCGTTACTGAAAGGGAAGGCGATAAATTACAACGAGCCTACTCAACTTTAAAGCAGTCGCAATCTCCTGACGAAGCAAAACGGGAAGTTGATAACTTGATTAAAGCACTTGATGAAACTGAAAACATATCAATAAACGCTTATGCTCGCACATACGGCTCTCCTAACTTTATGCTCATACCAGTAGGTACACCACCAGCAGCAGGGGTTCCTTCTGGAGTTCGAGTTAGAAAGAAATAACCATGAATGAATACGAATACGAGATCATTATTCCTGGTTCTGGGACATTTGTTGTCGAATCGGACAAGGAGTTAACAGATCAAGAGGCTTACAGGTACGCCAAGCAGCAAGCAGATCAAATGACAGCCGGAGAGAAGCTGTCTCGCGGGGCTGCAATTGCGACCAGGGCTGCTGCCCCCACCCTTGCTGGCGCTTATGCTGGCGGTGCGTTGGCTGGCGCCCCAGGTGCGTTGGCTGGTTCAATGGCTATTCCTGCTGGCGATTTGCTTAACACGGCTTTAAATCTTGGCCTAAAGCAACTTGGTGTTGATTACCAACTTCCAATGGCAAGTCAGTCTATACAAAATTTAATGACAATGGCTGGGATGCCTGGAGCGCCGGAGACACAAACACCTAGTGAACGTGTTGGTGGGGCAGCGATTGAGGCTTTGGCGTCAACCGGAAGAAGCCTCCCCGCTCTGCAGGCGCTTCAAACTGGAGCCCAAACAGTGGCTGGGCGCGAGTTAGCCAAAACAATGGCTGCGGAGCCTATAACCCAAATAACTGCAGCGCCGCTGGCGACTGGGGTTGGGCAGGCGGTTACAGAAAAAACAGATAACCCATTGCTCGGTATGTTGGCGGCAATAACTACAGGCGGTGTGGCTGGCCTAAAAACGCCGAAAAAAGAAGCCGCACCAACGAGTGAAATGCTAAAAGAATACGCGGCTGGCGGGTACAAAACAGCTTACGACCAAGGCGTACTAATTAGTCAAAAAGCCCTAAAAAAAGCGGGCCAAGATATTGTTAACAAAATTTCTAATCAAATTGTTATTGACCCACAAGTTGATACCGAAGCTGTAGCTGTTATCAATAGATTGCAAAAGTCATTCAATCGTCCTCAAACGCTAGAAGAGCTTGACCTCACTCGTCAATTTATTCAAAGCTCAGCCAAAGGCGATAATCGAAGCGCCACCTTTGCTAAAAAAGCGTTAAAAGAGTTTGATGACTATATTGATACATTGGGCGCAAAAGATATTGTTTCTGGCGATCCACAAAAAGCAGTTGGCTCATTAAAAGCCGCTCGTGATGCCTGGAAGCGGAAAAGCAAGACAGAAGTTATTGAAGATTTAATGTCGGATGCTGAATTGCGATCTAACAATTATTCTCAATCTGGCCTTGAAAACGCCATCCGTAGAAAATTAGTTAATCTTGCAACTTCTGATGAAATGAGATTTTTTTCTAAGTCAGAACAAGCCGCTATTAAGGCCGCAGCCAAGGGCGGGCCTGTGCAAAATGTAATGCGTTGGCTTGGCAAATTTAGCCCTTCTGCGGTTGTATCAATGGGTTTGGGAAGCTATTGGGGGGCGCAAACACTTGGCCCACAAGGTGCGCTTATTGCCCCAGCAGTTGGGTTGGTTAGTAAAAAAGGTGCAGAAGTGCTTTCTATGAGACAAATTAAAGAATTACGAGATATGATGGCGCTTGGTCGTCGGCCTCAAGCTATTGGTGGCGTGACTCGCGCAGTTCCAGCTACAGCTATTCGTGGCTTGCTTGGGATTCCAGATAGCGAAGAACAGCAGTATCAATGGCGAGTTGCTAATTAACGGAGTAAATAAATGGCAAAGACAAAAATTTCTGAATTTTCTGCAACGCCTGGAGATAATACCGATATCGACGGCATCAATATCGCAGAAGGTTGCGCTCCTAGCGGGATTAACAACGCCATCCGCGAGTTAATGGCCCAGCTAAAAGATTTCCAAACAGGGGCTGTAGGGGATTCTTTTAATGGCCCAATTGGTTCTGTAGCGCCATCCACCGGTGCTTTCACCACCCTGTCAGCATCATCGTCTGTCACCCTCTCCGGTGGCACAGCCAACGGTGTGCTGTACTTGAACGGGTCTAAGGTTGCGACCTCTGGTAGTGCTCTGACGTTTAATGGAACTACGCTGGCAACCACTGGTGCTCTAACCGTTGACGGTAACGCTACGCTTGGAAATGCCTCCACCGACACCGTGCGGGTGAATGGGTATATGGGGGTGGGGGGTGCTAATGCTGATAATGGTGTTTCACTTCAAATTCAGCCAACAAACACTTCGACGTATCACATTGGTGCTTATTCTGGTGGAACAATTCCGTCTAGTACAACCAGCAGTTACGCTGGGTTTGAGGCACAAGCAGCAACAGCGGCGGCGTCTTTTACATTGTCAACGTGGACTGGTTTTAAGGCTTCAAACCCAACGCTAGGGGCTGGCTCTGCTATTACCACACAACGTGGAGTGTGGATTCCAGACCAAACAAGGGGAACAACAAATATCGGCGTTGAGTCAACAGTCTCCAGCGGCACTAACAAATGGAACATCTACGCTAGTGGGACGGCGCAGAACTATTTTGCTGGGAACGTGGGGCTGGGGATTAATGTTCCTAGCAACCCTTTACATATCTACGCCGCCTCTGCGCCGCAAATGAGGATTCAAGACGGCGTTGGTTCTTTTTATATTGGGCGAGATGGCACTGGAAATGCTCTGCTAAATATGAATCAGAGCTATGCAATGATTTTTAACACCGCCGCCACAGAACGCATGCGCATCGACTCCGCAGGCAACGTAGGTATTGGGGTGAGTAGTCCAGCAGCAAAGCTACACGCCTCAAATTCCTATGTTGTGCCTAGCGTCAGTGGGATATCTGCTAGCACCGTTGGCATCTTCTCGTATAACAACACCGCCAGCGCCAGCGCGAATGTATCAATCCTGAGTAGATCAAGCGGTTCGTCCGTTCTGAACTTCGGTAACGAAGCGAATGAAGCGGTGGCAACCATCACATTGAGTGGAGCGAATCCGTATCTAGCATTCGGTGTCGCCTCAAATAACACCAGTGCCGCTACAGAACGCGCCCGCATCGACTCCTCCGGCAACGTAGGGATTGGGAATACTTCGGCTAGTTCATTTAATGCGGCTGGCTTGCCATTAGTCGTTGGTTCTGGCTCTGGAAATACAGGGTTAACTATTTATAGTGGGACTGCGGCAAGCGGCTCTATTCATTTTGCTGACGGAACAACAACAACAGATTCGTATCGTGGGATTGTTTCTTATAGCCACACATCCAATTACATGACGTTTTGGACTGATGCCGCCGAGCGCATGCGTATCAACTCCGCTGGCAACGTGGGGATTGGGGTTACATCAATGGCTTATCCGCTTGATGTGAAACTAGCCAACAACCAATTTATTCTTGCTAGAGAAGCGTCAACTAACATCACAAACG